CTATAGTACCGCACACTATCGTGAGCAGCCAAAACCAAAGCAAAACCCGACATAAAAGACTACGAATAAAACTGTTTTTGAGGATAGGCTATCCTTTAATTAGTTTCTTTCGTGTCTGCCTGGGTTTGTGACTTTGGACATAGCGGGGAAACACAAAGGCAATCGACCTTTGCCTCCGCCTATGAACTTTGAATGTCCGTCTATAGTACCGCACACTATCGTGATGATGCTTTTCAGTGGGTTGGTCGCCTTGGTGGTGTACCTGATGGTGAGAGTAATGACTGCGAGATCAGTGACTTCCAGCTCAGCGCTGCAAACTTTTACATCGAGCCGTTCGGAGACTTCCCAGTTCCTGGAGGAATCGTCCCGGGTAATCTCCTTGCCCAGTACAAAAGAGAAGGAACCGACATCTTTGCGATCCTATGCAGGAAACGGAAGGGTGTTGACGAAACACTCCAATCTGCCTTCAAAGACATCGGCAACTCTCTTTGGGGCATCCATGGGATCTTCAAGCTCGCAGCTGCGTTTTCGAACAAGCTTTCAGCTCCAGGCAGGGCAGACGTTCCGCTCTCAACTTTCATCAGGGGCCTATTCGAGCTCAACGGTGCTGCAGCATACCTATCTGGTGGCCCAACCAAAACCTCGGCTGAGTACCTCGTCCAAACCTCGCGCGCCAATCTCGAGTCAACAGAAAACTTCATTCGTGATCTCGTTCGGCTCAGGGGATACAGCAAGTCGCGCAGCTACCGCCAAAAAGTCTCTAAGGCCCGTGACGCAGAAAAGAGCTGGCCAAAAGTCCCAGACCGCGACCTCGGCGAGTTCAGAGGTTGTGACGTCTATGCCTTCCCAGGTGCAACCTGTTTTGCAGGGGGACATGGAGGAGAAAACGTCACTTTGCTCCATGGAGATATTGAGCGACTTGAGCGACTTGTTTCGGGACTCGCTCAATGCAGATTCTATGGAGACTTCTACGGGGGAAAGGATCTAGTCGCCACTCGAGTCCTGAAGCAGGCTATAGCCAGATGGCAAGCAGTATTGACTCGTGTGATGTCTAACGTTTCTCAGAGGGATTCGAATTACGTATGCCGTGCTTTTGACGTCGCCTATCATATAGTCGTGGCCCAACTCTCTAATGACATATCGAATGAAGCGGAGCGATGCCTTCGTGAAAAATGGACGAGTGAGAATCTTGGGAGGATCGTTTCCCTTGATGAGCTTTTGTCTATTGGCGCTGACCTACCACCGAAAGAGAGACTTGAGGTATTCCAGCAGTATCGAGTGCTCCCACAACCAGACTTTGATTACTTCGGGGCGGCATACAGGCAGGTTGAGATGTACAAGGAGGCGGCAGAACAGGTGAGGGAGAGTGGTGCTTTGAAAGGGGAGCATTGGGACAATATAATGTTGTACCATAGGTGGCTCATGGTGTACGCGTACACTAAGAGGCATCACCGTGCTCCAGGTTCGATCAAAGAAAGCGCCATACCCAAAACCTGGCATGCTGGCTATCCCAATTGTCAACCTGGAACTGTGCCCTGGCAAGATGTCAATGACATAGACTTTGAGGGGTGTTTCGACTACGATCATCGCGGGGGTGATATCTTGGACTACGTAAAAGACAAAGCATTGTGCCCTGAGGGTGTCAAATGGATGAAAGATGCCGAAGCCTATGGGAAGGCTGAAAAATGGGACAAGAATCAACTCCTGAACTGGCTCCGCAGACAGGTCCCGATCGACCTTTCCAATCACCTATCCGAGTGGACTACCATGGACTGCGATGTTGGTGCTTCTGATAAGGCTGAAGCTAAGAAGCCCTTTGGAAGATGGTTCTTTCTTGCCAAAATGATCCCACGCCTGTTGCAAACTCAGTATGAGGCCTCTGTCACTAGGTATCTCGAACACGTGCCCTGGGCCGCAATGTCTAAATCGCATGCAGACAAGGTCAGACACATGAACCATATCACCGACCCGGACCCTGTTGCGCTAGGGACTAGGACTGTCTTCGTTTCTTTCGACATTGCAAAATGGTCGCCTCGGATTGGGACTGTTGTCCATAGCGCGCTCGACAGGCAGTGGGCCGATGCGTTTGGGGTACCCGTTCTAGCATCTGCAAGCAGAATCTTCTCAGAGGGGGCTATACACTACATCCACCAGCAGATACATCACCAGTTCCAAAAGACTGGTGCCGACTTCGAAGGGTTTGCAGGTAAGAAGCTGACCTTGTGGCACTGTGCCGTTATGGGCTATGCTGTGCACGTTGCTCGTGACCGGAACATCTTTTCTCATGGTGCTCGATTTGGTGCCTTCATCGACGATGGGCTTTTGAGGGCAGATATTCCAGCTCATCAGTACCGTGAGCGAGTTTATCTCCTGCGCTCAGCTCTGATTGAAGTCTATGATGCAGCCTCGCTCAAGATCTCTTGGGACAAAACTCTGATATCCGAGTATTGGAGCACATTCCTGAACGAGATAAGGAAGCGTAACAGATCTGTCTCCCCAGGGATTCGCACTTTCCTGAAGATAACCGCACGAGCTGAAGGGATCTCGCCTAGCTTGCCTGACCAGATCGATATGCTACACTCAACCACATCTGGTGCTATCAAGTCTGGATGCGTCCCTGCCGTAGCCTGGTCACTGCTTGCGATCAAGCTTGCGTATCTTTTGCGAAGTTGGTGTTCTCATGCAGTCCAGAAGTTTGATCCGCTTACTCAAACGAACGTGCTCCGAGCTTTCGTCCCTGTGAGTCATGGAGGTCTAGGTGTGAAATCGAGCCATCAGCTATCAGGGTCCTATCTCGCCTCTACATTTGAGGAAAGTCTTGGGAACCTGAAGATGATTGGGTGCCGTTTCCCTGACCTGTGGAATCCAATAAACGCTGCTCTGAATATGCCAATGCGTGTGATGTCGGATTTTGCTAAAGCGATAGCCCCGAGATCTATCCGCCGAGCTGCCCCTACCCTTGTCCAAAATCGTGCTCAGATTCTTGTCGAGAGGACCCTACTAGCCTCTTCATCCCTCCCCGTCATAAGTGCTGCTTTGAATACAGCAACTGTAAGGGGTGAACCGCTAGTTGTCCACTTGGCTAAGGTGTACCCTCTGATGCCGATTGTTGTTCGTGAGTGGGCTTGGGCTGCGGATCCTCTCAAAAGTGTGCATTCACTTGCGGCTAAGTTCCTGCGGTCGAGAACAGCTCTGCATTTCATCCGGCTTTCACGACTGGTTCGCGTCACATACGCAAATCTGCGTGAGGCTGAGGGCCTTTTGCGTCGTTCTTGCATATAGTATGTTCCAGTGTGCATTTAAATCCGTCTCTTAGCCGCACTCAGTGTTTTGGCCAACGGTACTATATATGTTCTATTCCGTCTCTCAGCCATCTCTATAGATCAGGCCAACGGTTACATTCAAACAACGAGTTGGGTCCCGACAGCGGGTTGCGCCTTTTAACTCGTTGGAACGAATGATGCATGTTATTAAATAAAAACCTGAACACATCAAAAACAAAAAGAAGAATGAGAAAAATAATAAAGCAATGGGAATTGCCTTATTCGGTTAGTGTGATTATGCATTAGTGTTGC